ATTTGTTACCCCTTCTTGATTAGTTTTGCCACTTGGTTGTTGGCTTTCGTGGCTTCATCGTCACGATCGCCCGCTGCAAATCTTCCAGCGTTGAACATAATTCTATCGCGTTCACGTTGTTTCTTTGCGTCAACTTTGGCTGGAACATAAACGATTTGCGGTTGATGCTTTGGCTCTGGCTTCGCTCGCCATGCTGTGCTGTAACGCTCACGTTCAAGGTCAATCAAGAATTGTTGTGCTGGTGTTAGATCCATTTCCAATCACTACCCCAAAGGTATTTTGCGGCTTGTTCACGATCCATGTCTAACTCGTTGGCTACGGCATCAAGTGCTTTGTTTAGTCGTCGTGCTTTGGCTGGGTCTTTTGGTCGCCCATACATTGCGTCTTCGACTCGTGCCATGTATGCCAAGCGTGCTTCGCTGGCAAGGTCACGCAGATTCCATTCAAGTTTTGTCATTTTTAGATCTCCCTTTCATCCAAAATGAGTGTGCAATCTACACACACAAACGATTCGTAACCGTCTTTGATGATCCACACGGTGTTGTTGTGGTTGCATTTCATGCTGTCACCCACACGATCGCGTTACGACCTGACGTAAGACGTTGGCGCAAACCTGAATCAACGATCAAACCCTTTTTGACAAGTTCAGCACGACGTGATCGGATGCCTGATTCTGATGCACGTGGCACATCGCGTGCGTCTGCACCCATACGAATTTGCTGTTGGTAGATGTGAACTAAATCTTCATCGGTCAATGGCATGATGCTGAATAGTTTGAGGATGAACGCTTGTGTTGCGGTTACGTTTTCAACTGATGCTGCTGCATCGTGTGATGTGGTTGGGTCTGTTAGACGTGCGTATGGCATTTGAATTTCCCTTCTCAAATGTAATCGGTTGATCACGTGATTATTGTTAGACGCAATGTGGCTGATCTCAAGCCAATTTGTTTAGCGTGTCTTACGGTTCAACTTCTTCAATGCGATCGCTCGCTGGCGACGTGCTTTTGCTTTTGTTTTGTGTGTTGGTTGCTGAGTTGCTCGCATGTTATTTGACGACCTTTGCTAGTTTGACCAATAAAACAATTGGCGTGATGATTAGTGCTGCTAGAAACAATGGACCTACGACTGGTGCTGTTACGGTTGCAAACCATTCAATTGCACCGTATGCGACTAAGAAAACGACTGCGCCACCGATTGCTGCTAAAACGTTCATTCGTTGATCTCGGCTTCCAATAGTGCAGACACATACTCGTGTGTTTCTTGTGGGTGACGAACGTATTCTTGCAACGCATCAGCGATGTGTGATAGTTCGATGTAACCGAATTGGTGTGATTCTGCGGTGTAAACTTTGCAACCCCAGTTTTCTTCAGACCATCCGATCATGTCAATGAACAGTGCAAATGGTGACGACCATGAGTTGTAGTTGGTTGACCAGTTGTAAAGGTGAGCGATTTCTGAGTGTTCTGGCTGGTTTAGTAGTTCTTCAAGCATTAGCAATCACCCGCGCATCCGCAGTTGCAGTCTTTGATCGCACGTAGTTCGTCAAGCAACATTGACCAAACATCTGCTTTAGATTCGAACGCTGCAAATTCATAGTTTGAATAGTGCAATCCATCCATTGTTTTACCTGATGGTGGTGTTACCAATGCTTCACGATCGGTGATCTCTAATGTTGCACCGACCGCAGCGGCTTTTCTGACCACTTGAGTCTTGTTTACTGCCATTTTGTTACCCCTTCGAATTTGAATCATGGCTTTTGCCACATGTGAATTCTAAGACGCTATGTGGCAGATTCTCAAGCCATTTGTTTTTTAGATCAATTCTTCTGGGTAAGTTATCAAAGTGTTATTATCGAACGTTTGTTCGAATAACGAAATTGTTTTGATAGCCACGCGAACACCAGCATCAACATCATCGGCATAAACCTTCGAAGCATACCATTTGACAATCAACGCATCATCAGCGATCACCTTCGCGTTTATGGATAAAGCATCCCCCAATCCGCGACACAATTTGTCTAAATCGGGCGGCACTGATGGCAACGCACGCTTCACCGTTGGTTTACGTGGCAAAAAGAATGTTGCTTGAACAACGATCGGTTCAGTGAATTGTGAATCATCGCCTGTTGCAACATACGCACGAAACACCGCATCGGCAACCGCAGCCCGCCAAGGTGCTAATTTCTTAGACGCTTCAAACATTCGACCATTACGACCGATTTGTTTTGAACCTTGAGGGGCTGGGTCACCAAACGCAGTGAAATACAGTTCTTGACGACTCATTTACGCGACGAACGCCACATCAGCATGATTGCAGCAACCGCAAACCAAACGCCAGCGATCAACTGCAAAGCAGCAATGAAAGCGTTATCAATCTGAGTTGAACCTGCAATGAACAAAATGCCAATGCACGCAGCAAAAACTGTTTCAATCATTAGAACGTCGGTTCTGCACCAAGTGAACTCAAAGCGGCATCAGCGGTATAGCCACCCTTTCGTTCGACAGCACTGATAGACGAAGCGCGAACCTTCAAACTGATTCCAGTTGAACCATCCTGCTTAGCGTAAGTGCCAACCTTCAACGTGCCAGTTACCGACACCAACGAATTCTCTGCAACACTCACACCTTCGGGAATTGTCACATCAAAATAATCCTTGCCAACGGTTTCCCACTGACCAGTTGCATCGTTCTTTGCACGCTGAGAGTGCGACACCTTAGCGATGTTGCCCCACTGGAACGCCTTGACCTCGTTCACGTAACCTTCAAACGTAACCTGTACTGCCATTTTTTATCTCTTTTCTTTTAGGGTCTTACTCGTATGAGCAAGCACTACTTGAATTCTATTGTGCGTCACGCTTCTTTTCACGCAAACACTCGGAACAAATAACTGCAATTCGATCATGGTGACAACGTTTAGGTGGATTCAATTCGATCTCTTTGCGACGACGTTCTGATTCTTCAAACGCGGCACGTGAATCTTCAACGGCTTGCAACCGATCCTTTTCACGCTTCAAACGCATAGCCTCAGCAATTTCTTCAGGCGACTTTTTACGCTCAGGCAACGGATCATCATCCCATCGTGCGGCGTTCAACCACGTTGAGGGGTGAGCAGTGAACGCTGGTGAACGGTTAGGATCATCCGCGTATCTTTTCGCACCTTCAACAATCAGTGACGCTGGTGCGTCGCTCAGTGCCTTAGCAAATGCTTTCAACGCAGCACCCTTGCCAACACGTCGTGGATAAACATCCCAAAAGGTTTTGAATTCATCCAAAATAGTCGAACGATCAAACTTGTTTTGATCATGTGGTTCTTCTAATGGTTTATCTAATGGTTCGGGTGAAACTGGCTTCACCCCTGAATGACTCCAAATTTCACCCCTGCTTGCACCAGATTTCACCCCTGAACGGTGATTTGATGATCCATCACAATCAACAGGACATGACACATTCACCCAATAAAGGTTTGTTTTATACTGCCCACGACCACCCGCTTGAACGTTCGTCAATAATTCACCTGACGCTTCAAGTTCACGAATGATCTGTTGCACACGACGATCGCTAACCGCCGCATACTTACCCAATGTGGCAACTGCTGGCCATGCACCAGAATCAGACTGATGATTAGCAATTCCCAACAACACCAACTTTGCTGCACCACTCGCTTTCGAATGATGCAACACCAACGCCATCGCTTCTATACTCATTTGATCCCTTCAATCAAAGTTCGACTATAACTGTTATCTAATAAAAACCATTGCCCCGAAACAGCATCAAAGACAGGTTGTTCCAACGGATTCTGCCACGACTGCAACTTCCAACCATAATGGCGTGCCAGTTGCGCGCTAACAGGATCAGATTCAATCAACGTGTTTTGTCTGGCACACAACACCACAATGTTGCTAGGCACATCCCTGACGCGACTGCCACCCATGCCACGATTAGCACGATGATTTGGAACTATCGTTTCAACGTCACCACAATGGACACAATGACCATCGCGAGCAATGAAACGTTTGAATTCAGACTGATTCAACGACCAGCCGTTTTCCACTGCAATTCGACCATGCGAGCCTGAGTCTGCACATTCATTTGCGCTTCAGACAACTGCTTCAACTTCATCTTGATACGATTGACCTCAACTTTAGCCAACTCAGCCTGTTCACGTTCATCGATGCTTTTGATACGAGCCACATGATTGCGATCAGCAACACTGCCCTGTGCTTCCAAAAACACCAACGACTCTTGCCGATCAGCAGCCAATTCCAACTGAACTAACTTGATCTCAGCCTCAGCCAACACCTTAGCACCCAATTCAGCCTGTTCACGCAACACACCAAGTTCACGAATCACATCTTGCGGATACTCAATCATCATCAAACCCCAATTCTTTCTGCAACGTCAACAACCGCATGCCTAGCCGTGTTGCTTCAAGAACATAAGAACGTCTAACATCAAGATTATTCTTATTTTCTTCGGCTAGGGCGAGCAACTCCTTCATTGCAGCAATGAGAATCTCGCGGTCATGCAGTCGTGGATCAGTCATTTATTTTTTGCCAGTGATTTCTTTGCCTTTTGCTTCAATAGCATCAAGCACCTTTTGACCAGCCTTTTGAGTGCGAGCCTCGTTGAACAACTGCAATGCAGCCTCACGATCCTTCAAAGCGTCAATCTGAACCTGCCAGTTACGCGCTGGTGACGGCGCAGATTCAGCACGAGCAACCTTTTCCATTTCTTCGCGCGAAGCACGCTTGTTGCCACTCATCGAATAGTTAGCCAAGCATCTGCCCAAACTGCTGGTTTCCGCGTTTTCCAGTGCCGATGTTTTATTTGCACCAGCACCGCCATCAATTTCAGAAGCCCAACCAGTTGTTTTAGGCAAATTAGCCATTTGATCATCAGCGTTCAAGTACAAACGCGCTTCAATGACCCAAACACCTTTAGCACGATCTTCGCTGGTGCTGTGATTGATTGTGATCAAACGAGCATCAGCATGTTCTGGCATAGACCAAAATCTACGCAGACGTTCTTCAACTGTTTCATAATCGTTCAAATTGAACATTGCCATTTTGTTACCCCTTCTTATTTACTAGATACGGTGTTCCACCGTTGCGAGCCTGTCGGGTGACAGCCCACACATCATTGATCAAACCTCGTTTGGCATTACCCATCGCATCCAAAACACGCGACTTCATTTCATTCAAATGACGATCAGCGTTCTCCGATTCAACCACAGCAAGCGAATAATACATGCCCAAATCGCCGAGTTCAACCTCAGAATCTGAATCAATGTCTGGGTGCAATTCGCGGATCGTGTTATACGTTGACAACGCGCCATCATACTCAGGTTGAACATCATCATCCAAACACTTACGGAAGTCCAACACCTTACGCAAATTGATGTCTTGTTCCCAATCAGAAGCATCAATTACATACTCACGATACTTTGAACCACTAAACAACACCGCAACATAAGCACGTGAGAACCCAAACGTCTGCAAATACCATTGCACCTGTGTGCGGTAATACGGCGGCACGCCATCAACCCAATCGTCTTCATAACGAGCAGTCTTGATTTCAAGAATTGCATAACCACGACAATCTTGATCTTCACCCAAAGCAGGGTCTTCAGTTGAAAATTCTAGGATCGCATCAGGGTTAGCAATTTGCCAATCACGTTCCGCGTGCTTCCAAGTGCCAACATCACGCCACACCTTCATTTCAGGATGTTCATCAGCAAACTTGTCAATGATCACGCTTTCTAAACGCGAACCCCATTCCATCGCATCATTAGGTGCAACCACATCATCAATGCGACCAGTTCTTTTAGCCCAAAGCGTGAACGCACTCTGCCACGGATTACAACCAACAATCGTGCCAACATCAGATCCACCAATACCAGTTGCACGCATCTCGTGCCAACCAGCAGATTGATTCTCAAATGTTCCAACCCAGCGTGCCGTTCCCAACTGCTGAGGTAATTTGCTAACATCATTTTTAGACATTGAATAATCCCTTCTTTGATGTCCGCATACCGCCTGATTGAGCATTGCTCTCAGGTGGTTTTGCGTTTCATCGGTTTATGTGTTTCTATTACTACATCAATTCTACGAGAAGGGTCTGACATTGAATAACATTTTCGACATAAATTCACCAGACATGATCAAACTATGGCAAGCCATGGATGAAGCAGACGAAGAAATAGGTTGCATTTCATACCCAGATGCGTTCTTCCCAGAAAGTGGCACACCAGGCACTGCATGGGATTACAAATGGGCAATGTCAATGTGCAACCAATGCCCAGTCAAAATGTTATGTGCAGAATACGCCATCAAACACGATGAACCACATGGCATTTGGGGTGGATTATCACCAAGAGAACGTCAAAACATTCGTAGCCTAAAACGAGCATAAGAAAGCCGCCACCCCGATCATGAGGTGGCGGCATCTTATTGACTAAATACGTTCGCCCGCGAGCGCGTCAACCAACCGTGAAATGGCACGATCAACCTGTTTGCCAGCAGCGACTTTGCTAATGGACTTCAACTCACCAATTTCTTCCAACGTCAACCCATCACGAAAACGCCACTCCAAAACTTGCTTCACTTCACGATTCAAACCATGAAATGCACCACGAATGTCAGCCATAATTGCAACAGCAAGGTTATGTTCACCACCCGAATACTGAGCCTCGCCAGTGTGCATGTTCTCAATCACCGTAGTTTGAGGGGTTTCTTCAAACACAAACGGCATCGCACGAACCAATACATCAGCCGTATAAAAATTACCAGCACTGATCGGGCGACCCACACGAGCCGCCTGTTCTTTAGCCGAATACTTTGCCGCCTCACGACGAAGCGACACATACAACTTGCCTTCGCCATCAACTTCATTACGCCAACGCAACAACGCCTTTTCATTGCTGCAAAGCCACAAATACAAATGACTGGTCAAATCATCAATCTCAACCGCAGACCATTTAGAACCGATACGTTGTGCCACACGTTCGGCTAACTTCAACTCAATTGGTTCAATGTGCATCACGACACCGCACGCATAGTGGTTGAAGCAACGGACTTTGCACTACGATTCCACGAACCACAATCATTGCAAACATAACGTTGATAACGTGCCGTGTTAGTAGTCGCAAACCCGCGACGAATCAAATTAGTCGAAGCACAATTGCGGCAACCATCTGCAATACCATCATGCAATGCAGCATTAGGACCAGACTTGATCCACGGCTTCAAAATCTCATACAAATCAACTAACAGATTCACATCCTGAATCTGGTATTCTTTCATTTCTTTCCACGCCGCTTTATCGCCAGCCATACAATTCAGCCACAAATCAAACCCAGAATGTTTCACCTTTGCACCAACGCCAAGCAACTGTGACACATAATCCAACTTGTTAGACGGCATACGGAACTGCGACTTGACAACACGCATCAAATCAAGATCCTTATACGGTGCAGGTGGCAGCATACCCGCTTGCAAAAATTCACGCATCATGTGTTTGCTGTCAAACGATTGACTGTTCCAACCGATCACAACATCCGCTTCAGAAAGCACACGGTGCATTTCTTCCAACATTGCGTCTTTGCCATGATGATGAACTGATTTGAAAATGACTTTCTTGCTGTCATTCCAACGCGCACCAAAACAAATCACCTCAGTTGAACTAACCAACTGACTAATTGCAATGTTCTGATTCCACAAACCCCACACGTGAGCAAGGTTTGGACTCGTTTCCAAGTCTAAAAATAAAATCTTCATAACATTCAGCCTAGTAGCATACAACTACGGTCAGACATTTTACAATCTTCGGCGTGTCGTCTTGCACTTAAAAAAAGAAACCCCCCACCCATAACAGGTGAGGGGAATCAAACTATTTACTTATCTTCCAAGTCATCAAGATCACCGAAGTCATCCCAATTGATCTCGTCGTCTTTAGACGTTGCAACCGCTTCACGGACTTCTTTAGAATCCTGTTTAGCAACAGCAGCACGAAAACCCTTTTCAATGTCTTCGTCACTAATCATCGCATCCCAAGCCAACTGCACGCCAAAGAAAATGATGATGCCGCTAAATACGGTAGCCACACCGATCATGCCACCCATCAACCAGCCAACGGTTGCCGAACCAGCAGCCATACCAGGGATGAACGCGAACATGATCACACCGATTGAACGAATAAGAATGTTACGCAACTTAGTCAACATTTTTAGCCTTTACACATACACGTTGCACAGTGTTTGATCGGTGCAACAGGGGTTGATGGTGCAGCCTTTGCCGCAACCTTGAGTTTGTCCGATGCCTTGCATTTCTCAATGAACGCATAAGCGTCGTAAACTTTGCCACCAAAAACACCTTCAAGTAGCAACGAAAGCGTTAGGTGCAAATGAACACCAGATGAAGCAGAACCAGTTGTTCCAGCCAAACCGATCACATCGCCAGCCTTGACTTTAGTTCCAACTTTCAATGCAGACGGTTTGCTCATGTGGCAATAACCGAAATAGTGTTTGCCAACCTTCAACACGGTAACGTTGCCAAGGATCTTGCTGAAACGATTGAGAACAATCTCACCATCGTTGACAGCCTTCAATGGTGTGCCACCAGCAAAACCGTTGTAATCAGTGCCACGGTGACCGTTAGGATGCCACGAGTCAACAACGCCGAACGCTGGACCCAACTTGAACTTGTCAAGTGGTTGCTGCCACTTACCCAAGGCGAATCTCCGAACCTGCAATCAAAGTTTTGCCACCGTTCAACGCAATAAGCGTCTGAGCATACTTGAAACCAGTCATTCCCTTCGGTGCAAATGACGCGCCCAGTGACGCATACGAGTCGCCATCCTTCACAATGTAGTGATTAGACGTTTCAACAGGTTTTGGGGCTTCTACGACCGTCACAGGCTCATCTACGACCACTTCTGGGATCACATCAGAAACCAAAGCAACATCAACAGCATCAAAAGTAGTTTCAACGACTTCTTCAACTTCAACAGGGGTAACTTTCTTAGACATTATTATCCTTAACCTAGATTTCCAATGAGCGAATAAACGCCCGAAGCAACACAAATGACCGTTGCACCCGCGTACTGTTTAGCCGTCTTCAACAGGCTATCCGCGCTTGCCAACGTCACACCGCTACCAGCAGCAAACGTGATCTGCCCAGACCCAAACTGTATAAAGTCAATGCGTTCACCAATCGCCAACACGTTAGCAATCGTGATCGTAATCGCACTGTTAGTTGAACGAATCACACTGTTCTTATCACCAGCAATGATCGTGTAATTGGCTGACTTATCAGAAACAGTTGTAGTCAAATTGGACTGATTCATTGTGCCAGTCAACAACCCATAAGACAACGAAGTCCACGCAGTCGTACCATTGCCGAACTTGAACTTCAACGTGTCCGTTTCAATGCCCATTTCGCCTTGTGCAAGCGTAGGGTTAGCCGAAGTCCAGTTGGCGGCTGTGTCATTACGTAATTGAATTTTGTAAGCCATTAGACTCCACTCGCATTTCCACCGTTGATAGTTGTTGAACTACCGTAAGTTGTTGAGGCTTTGCCACCATCAATGTTGCCAGTCATTTCAGCACGAACGGCTTTGATTTCCGTAGCAACACGAGTAGCAAGCGCAGTTATCTGAGTTGCTAAAGACATGTTTAGACCAAACCAGCCTCAAACGCAGTAACAAAGTTAGTTGTAGTGTCACCAACGTTTGCAGTTGAAGCCTTTGCATCCAACGCAGTTTGCAAACCAGAAACCTTAGCGATAGCAAACGCAGCATCAGGCACAACAGGGGCAGACGAGAACGTTTTGATCCCTGCAACGGTTTGTGCGCCAGTCAACTTCACAACATCAGCATCGGCAGCCTTTGCAGACAATGCGGTGGTAATGGTTGACGCATAGTTTGCATCGTCACCCAAAGCAGCAGCCAACTCGTTCAAAGTGTCCAACGCCGCAGGTGCAGCATCAACAACGGCGGCAACAGCAGCACCAATTGCAGTGTTAGTTTTCGACGACGACCAAACCTTAGTTGTGCTAGTCGCAGTGTCGTCAATAAGAGCAGCAACCTGACCAGACACATCAATGTTGCCCAATGCAGTGTTGACCTCGTTGATCGCAGACACAACACTGGTCTTCGAAGTGGTGTTCAAACCAGACAAATCAGCAGCATTGCCATTGATTAGAGTTCGAAGTGATTTGACCTCAGTAGCAATGCGAGTTGCGAGGCTTGAAACGTTAGATGCCAAAGACATTAGACAAGTCCATTCTCAAATAAAAGTTGCAAAGACGCGATGTCGTCATAAGCAGGATGTGGGGTTGGATCGTTGATGTGATCATTCAAAACATCAACAGTAAGCAGCGAGGCAATCCATTCGGCTTCAGTACCAACAAAACCATTACGAACAGCAATGTCATAAGTAGACAAACCATTCTCGCCACGATGAGCATACATTTTCAGCATGCCAACAGGTTTAGAAACAATACGCAACCGCATTTCAGGTTGCGCGATAATCCGAATCTTAGGCACGCACCACCTCAGGCGACACCACAATGCCACCTTCAACCAAACGAACAACCGTAGTGCCGTCGGTGATCTCCATAGCATACACATACTTAGCAGCCGTCAAATCAGACGTTTCAGCAGCCGACAAAGTAAAACTAATCGTTCCAGTCAACACATCAATGTCAGGCACAACAGACAAAACAAGTTCGCCCTCAACCGTTTCACGAATGTGCATCAACGCAGTGTAACCAGTCAAATCAAACACCGTTTCATCAGTGTTCAAATACTCAAAGCCACATTCAAACGTTGCACCAGCATCAATAAATAATGTTTCAACCGCTGCCATTTATACTCCTACCAATTGCGAAATAACCGCGCCAGCAATCGAACCACCAACAAGCGAAGCACCAACTAACACATAACGAAACGATTCCAAATTGCGAATTCTTTTCTCATGATCCAAAACATTTCTTTCAGTCCACGTAATGTGATTTGGCAAACGCTCGTTCAAGATGGTCACTTGTCTGGTCAGTTCCAGAATTTGATCTTCCACCTCAGCCACACTATGAGATCATCAAAGCGGCTTCTTCGGCCGTCAACGGTTCACCAGCAGTTAATTTAGCGATTGCAGAGGATTTCAAAATTGCTTGTGCTTCTTCTGTTGCAATGCGTTCAATTTCCATCGCTGCAAATGCAACAATGTCTGCTTCACGTTGTGCAATTTCTTCAGTAGTTAGTGGTACAATGACTTCTTCGCCAGTTGAACAGTCAACCACGATTTTAGTTAGAATTTCATTACTCATTTTATTTCTTTCTTTTAGTGATTATGCAACTGATGCGCCGCCAGAACCCTTAGTAATTCCATAAAGAGATGCACTGCAACCAGTTACAAAACCAGTTGCTGCTAAAGGCGCGTTAAGTGACAAACTAGTAATTGCGGCTGTATTAGCCCAAACTCCAGCAAAAAAATCAAGTGAATGACCGCTTGAAGACGCAAGTTCAGCAATTGTTTCTACTGAAAACAATTTGTTACTGTTATTGGCATAATTTGAAAATAAAACTTGCCCAACTCCAAAAGTTGAAGTTGTTGCAGTAGCACCATTACAATAACCAATCCAGTTATTGGTATAAGTTCCGCTATACACTTGATTTGCGCCACCGTTGTAAATTGCTTGGATGTCTTTACCAGACCTATTTGTGGCAACGCCATTGATGTTCAAACCAACTGGGCTATTTGAATTGCCAGATCTATCATCGCGCAAACTAAAAATAAGCAATAAATCAGTATAAGTTTGTGGCACATTAGTAAAATCAATGGTCACAGCATTATTTGCTAAAGAAACAGTTTGTATAAGTTTTATGCTCATGCTACGACTCCATAAAGTGCAAAAGTTGAACCAATTCCAAACACATCAGAACCATAGTCTGGACTATTCAACGTAATTGACGTGATCGCCGCAGTTGACGCCCAACGATTTACATACATCCACACAGAAGCATTGACACCATTTGAACGACCAATGGCAATTTTGTGTTTATCTGTTGCGGAATAATCTAAAATTTCCCACTTGTCAAAACCGCCAGTGCTAGGGAATTGCCCCCACGAAAGAGATGTTCCACTTTCATTGCCAGCACCATTTGAAGAACCATTTCCTAAAGCGTAAATTGTATGATAATTTGATCCAGAATCTCCATTGAATCTAACATTTGAACCTTGTTGAGTAGGGCTACCTGACAAAGACGAAATGTTAGTAATAAGAATAAGATCTCGATAAGATTGCGAAATTGAAGAAAACGTAATTGATGCTTGAGTACTTGCTAAAGTTAAATTAGCCAATGGGGTAAGTGCTTGCGCCATCTATTAACTCCTAATTCCATAAATTGAAAAACGAGAACCAGCAACAAAATTACCGCCAGTCGCATCAACAAAAGTAATGCTTGTAATTGCAGACGTATTATACCAAGCAGCAGAGGTCAATTGTATTGTTCCAGCATTAGGTGAACCGTGAACATGAACTCCAGATAATGCTTTGACTGTTTTATTTTTTGAAGTAGAACTAAAATCTAAAATGTCAATAATTGCACCACCAAAAATGCCAGAAGCAGCAGTAGCCCCTGAAATACGCCAAATAAATGGTGATGTTTGACTTGAACCGCCACCAGAACTCATTGATACACCATCACTAACAACTTCGTGAGCAGAATAATTTGCGCCAGAATCGCCATTGAAACGTATGCCAGCCGAAGTGTAATCAGTATTAGTAGAAGAACGCGTCAAACCTCTAATTTGCAAATGTTTATAGTTTGTTGCAAGCGTATTCAAATTAGAAAATGTAAAACTTGACTGAGATGTGCTCAAAATGTTAGTGGTAATCAATTCATAACTTGAAGCAACTGCACCACCAAAAAAACCAATTGGAATCAGCATACGTTACCCCAAGTTTCCGATTAGATAATAAACACCAGACGTAGCACACACAACAGTCGCACCAGCATACTGTTTAGCAGTTTTTACCAACGAATCAGCCGAATAAAGATTCACACCAGAACCAGCCACGAAAGTAATTTGACCAGAACCAGCCTGAATAAACTGCACCGACTCACCAGCAGACAACACATTGTTGATCGTCACACTAATAGCAGAACCAGTCGAACGAATAAATGAATTCTTATCAGCAGCAATGATCGCATAATCTGCACTCTTGTCAGTCATAGTCGTGACGACAGTTGAAGCGTTCTGAGTGTGCGCTGGAACAACACCAGCAACAGGCAAAAACGAACGTGAATCAGTCACATTAGCATTAGTGATCAAACCAGTACCAGCAGCAACAGCAACCAAACCCAACAACTGCTGCCAAACACCAGCATCGGTTTGTGTCAACGTCGGTGCAACAGGCGAAACCGCTGGCGTTCCAGCAATTACCTTCAACAAAATGGTGTTAGCAGTCGGATCAAGTTCCAACACAACAGCATCAATGCGCGGGTTAGTCGGATTCGAAGTTGTAACAGTCAAAGTTTCAGTCGCAGTAGACGAATAATAATGACCACGCACCATAGACTGACCAGCATAAACCTTCACGTTCATACCAGTCGAATCAGCAAATGGCTTCAACTCAGTGCCGCCTGATGATCCCTTTACGCCCTCGCCAATGTTTCGCGCCCACTGACTAAACTGGGTTTCAGTCGTGTCAATGTTTTCGAACGGCCAAGCAGATTGTGCCATTTGTTCTCCTAGTTATTTATTTGGTAAGTGCCAGCGATGTGGAATCTGTTGGCAGTTGTAAGAGTTGCTGGGAAGTTGTAAGTAAAAGCGACATCTTGAACACCGCTAGAAATTTTATCTAACGCACTCAAATACATTGTTGAACTGCCAGCCGTAACGTGACCACTAATAGTGAATTGGTTTGAACCATGATGCAAACAACCATCACGCAATTGGTAACTGTTAGCGGCAGGATGTGGCAACGTCAAATAATACTGACCAGTGCCAAACGAAGTGATGTTAGTAAAAACAACATCAATGCTGAAATGCACCATGTTACCAAAACGAGTATAAGAACCACTGATCGCAGGACCACTAAACGTTGGTTGTGTGCCAGTTGTTCCACCTTCAGGCTGGTATGTGGTTGCTACACCATAACCTGTGGTGTTACGTTCAAGGTTTGAAATGCGTTCACCTTGTGACTTTTGTGCCGAAATAAGTTTTGATTCATAATCAACCGCAACAGGCGTGCCAACAGTTGCACCAATGCGAACACCATCTTCACCAACATTGATACCAACTTCAGTAACAACAGCGGTAGATTCAACTAAACCAACAACAATGGTGACACGATCGCCCAAATTCCAGTCAACACCAAATCGCATAGTTTGATCATCTGAAGGGGTAACAGACATGTTGACAATAGTTTTACCTTCATCAACTAACGCTTCAGCAGCAGATTGTTCCAACACATCAGAAGCATCACCACCACGTGAATCAATAAACTTTTCAATACGTCTAGTCCATGCAGTTTCGGCAGCCAAAGACGTTGCGTTAGAACCTTCATAAAACACTCGTTCTTCGGCTTCACCAGCACCACCAACAATTACACGTGTTGCTTTAGGTTGCCCATAAACGTATTCTGTGCGAGTCAACTTGCCGTTATCTAAATCCATACGAATCGTTTGAGAACGATCCACTGGTTCAAACACTTGAAATTGAACACCATCACCGACTTGTTCAACGCGGTAACCAATGCCACCAGTTTGCGCCAAACCATAAATGAGTTCTTGCAAATTAGTGAAACGTGCAGTGCCAGTGACCGCAGTGCCACGCATCAAATCAGGCTCAATAGTCAAATGTGACAACGCGCGAACAGTGCCAGCACCAGCCGAAATGTTATCTTCAACAAAACCCTTGATAACTGTTTCAGCGTAACCAGTACGATGATCGGTTGCTTGAGTTTGCAAAGTAACATCAGCAACAGACGGCAACGGATACGCCAAATGTTCTGCCAAAATAACGCTATCGTCTACACCTTCAATAACCCAATCGCCCAAAGGGTTGTCTTGGCTTTGTTCCAATTTAGCACTGGTCGTGTAACCCGAAAAGATAACATTGTCACCCAATGAAATGATAATGCCAGCACTAGGCGCACGCAATTCATCAACCAAACGGTGATCAAACGGTAACGAAATACTCCAAGATCCCACATTGTTGTAACGCAAAACAGCCGTCAAACCGTTCAAGTCAGCCGAAACAAGTTGACCTACACGCTCAAACGAACCATTACGAACTTCAACAGTAAGATCTTGAACATACATTAGTGAATGACCTCATAACGTGGCGAATAGAAACAACTAATAACAGTGTTGTTTGAAGCGTTAGTGCCGCTAATGTTCAACGAACTAACACCTGGTGGCAATGAGAACAACTTAGGTGCTGCACCAAGATTAGCGTATTTGTTCACACCAAGTTGATCAGTGACTTCGCTATTTTCAGTGTTGATCGTGATCGTTTCACCTTCAACAATTGGTGCATCATAAGTGAATGATTTAGAACCATTTGTGATAGTCACATAATCAATTGGTCCACGCAAAGTCCAAATTGGATAAGTTTCAACATCGCCAACATTTGTAACAGTAACAACACCCAACGCTTGAGAAGATGAAACTTTCAACTTTGACAATTGCGGCAACAAACCGCGCCCAGTGTTACCCGAACCGATTGTGAAAGATTCTGTTGCAATTGTAGCCCAATAAGGTTGTGGGGCTTGCATCTGAATCACCCAACGGCAGAAATAGTTATTTGCGTCAGAACCAAACTGTGTTTCAGCACCACCAACATAATGTGCTTCCAAGAACACGCTTGAACCATCACTATAAGTTGCAACAATTTTAGTTGCACCTTCAGCATCTTGCATCAAACGTGCTAGGCGACGAAGTTTAGTTTCAACATCAACACGATCAGTGCCAAAAATCGCAATAGGCAAATCAAGGTCACGAACACCGCGTTTAGTGAAACGCCACACACCACCAGCACCAGCAGAACCATCAATGCGAACCGAAGTGGTTGGAATACCAAAACCAGTCAAACCAGTGAGAAGAACAAAATCGCTCTCATCACCAAGTTCAATGGTGTCACCGTTAGATCCAACTAAAGAAATGGTCACATCTACCATGCGCCAACCACCTTTGCTCGTTTCATTGCAGTCAATAGTGCTTGTTCTGCATCAAGTGATTGATTTGGTGCAGCGTAATAATTCACGGTGTTGCCACCATCGCGTTCAGTCAAGCCCATCATGCGCTCAAAATCCTTCAATGGTGTTACAACTTCTGGTCCAGCCTCACCAATAATGGCAGGGGTTGCTTTATCTACATAGCCACCAGATGCCATCATGATCATTTTAGTTGAACCGCCAAATTTGCCCAACGCACTTGGCACTCTATTTTCCACATACTCTTGAACAACCTTTTGCACAACAGTTGTAGTGATCGGGGCTTCAGCCAATGCACGAGCAGACGCAATGTCAGCCTTTACACCAGCAATAGCACCAGCATGCGACTTCAACTGAGAAGCAAAACCCTTCAACTTCTCGTCAAAGTCCTTTGCAATCTCATCAAGCGAATCATTCAGTTCTTTAGTGGCATCCGCAAGAGCCTCATCAAGAACCTTCTTAGCATCCACCAACGCTGCATCACGATCAACCTTAGCGGCAAGCATCGCAGCATCAAACGTCTTCTGAATTTCCGCTTGCTTCTCAGTGTAAGCAACCAACTCAGCAGCCAACGCAGCCTGAAGATCAACCTGCGCCTGTGAATACATGTCCTTCAAAGCCTGAGTAGCCAACCCAGATTTTTCATACATAGCATTGGCAAGATCATCCATGCCAGTCGAAGACAACTTTTCCGAATCAGCAAACAAACTCTGCAACTCAGCCTGTGCTTCAGGCGTAGACGCAAGAATAGCCTTAGCCATAGCATTGCCAGCATCAGGGCCTTGTGAAACAACCTGTTCAATGAACGTCTGCGAGAACCCAGCCGAAGCCAACGCGCCAGCATTAGCAACCAAATCCTTCGCTTGCTTCAACTTCGACTTCAACGAAGCAACAAGGCTAGTAACATTCTTAGTTGCTAAATCAGCAAACGTCTTACCAACATCAACCGCAGTAACAGATTCAAACGCCTTACGAAGACGATCCTTCGATTGCTGAATAATGTCAGCAATTTTGTTAGCAAAATCCTTCTGAATCTTTGCAACATTATCGGCATGCTCTTTTGAAGCCTTCGCCATGTCTTCATCACGATTCTTAGTTGCTTTAGCAACATCTTCATCGTATTTCTGATTGATCTTCAGCGACGTAGCAGCAAACGCCTCATTTGCCTTAGTTACGCTCTCATTGTATTTAGAACGTGCAGCAGCAATCTTAGTGTTAGTTGACTTGATAAGGGCTTCAATGCCCTTTTTGTCTTTTGCGTCTTGTGCTTTTTTCTTCTTCAACGCAGCAGCGGCAGCCTTACCGCCATCGCCAGTTCCAGCACCGCCACCAAGTTTAGAATAATCAATGTTTCCAAGTTTCTTAGGATCGAAAACACCAGCCTTATCATCAACCTTAGTTGTGACAATAGCACCCAACTTGATCGGCTTCGCGCCAGTCAAAGACAACAAACCTTCAAGAATAGGCTTTAGAAAATCCCAAAACGGCTTGAGAATCTCGCCAACCTTTTTGAAAGCAGCAACAAACGCAGCACCATAAGCCTTGTAAAAGTTGCCAAACAACTTGCCAAGCCATTCAATAACACCAATAAGCACGCCAAGATACTTTTGCATCAATGTCAAAATAATTGGCATAACATACTTTTGCAAAATAGCAATGAACGGCTTCAACGCTTGATTGATTAGATCAGTCCAAACACCAATGATCGGCATCAATGCTTCAAACACTGCACCAAGCAATTCGCCAAGCATGCCAAGAATAGGCACGACAAGATCAGTCAAAATCACTGCCAACAATTCAAAGATTGGCACAACAACGCCAGTCAAAATTGCGCCCAAAGGTTTCATGATCGTGGTGATCAACTTGCCCAAAATTTGAATGATAGGCAAAACAACAGGCATCAACGCCACAAAGATGTCAATCAGTGGTGGCAATACTGTGCTAACAAGGTCAACAACAGCATCAATTAGATAACCAAATACTTCAATAACAGGGTCAAGTGCTGGAATAATCTTGTCAATTGCTTTGACAACCAAATCAAACAACGGAATAAGTTTCTGAAACACGTTGAACAACAACGGTCCAGCCTTCTCAATCAACGGATTGATTGCAGCAACCAATTGACCCAAAACAGGCAGCAACGAAGTGCCAATGCTTGCCTTCATGTTTTCAAAGTTGGCAGTCATTGTTTGCTGTGCGTTATCAAACGAATCAGCATAAGTAACGAAGTCACCCTGAGCAACGCCAAGATCTTTCAAGATCAACGATTGAACAGCAAGTGCTTTAGTGTTCGGGTCAAGTGCTTCTTTAGTTGACTTAGTCAACCCCAAAGCCATAGCCTCAGCGCGAACCTTACCTTCGGTCAACTGCTGGTTATACTTCAACATTGGCTCATACGAACCAAGCAACGCTGACTTGATCGCGTTCAAAGACGCTTCAGTGCCGCCACCATAGAATGAAGCCATGTCACCAGCGGCTTGAGTCAAATCAATTGAAAACTTTGCAGCAGCATCAGCACCCAAACCCGCGCTAGATGCGAACCCGCCGAACCCCTTAGCAGCAGCAAGTGCAGCAGATTCAGAGATACCAGCAGACGCAGCAGCGGTTTTAGCAAACGCTTGAACCTGTCCAGCAGCCTTGCCGAAAACAGATCCAACACCTTCGAATTCAATGTAAAGGGCATTAGCCGACTTGACAGCACTGCCAACAAAATCAGCAACCTGTCCAACCAACGCACCAGCAATTAGACCGCCAGCAAGTTTCTTGAACGCGCCACCAAAACCCTTACCAAAAGCATTACCAGCATCATCACCAGAACCGCCCGCAGACTTCGCCAAGTCACCTTTGAGATACTTTTCCATCTCTTTAGTGCCAGGCACGATGTTCACAAACGCTGTTGCTAATGCTCTTTCAGCCATTGTTAGTCCTTCGTGGGATTCATTTGTTCAAGCATGCTCAAAACACGATCAGTATTTTGTGGTTTTTTTGAACCAATTTTGTTGACGTTCGTATCTGGCCATGGGGCTGGATACGCTTTGGGTTTCCGTTTACCACTGTTGACGGTGGCAAGCAGATCAAATGTGTGTGCAGCAACAACCCACTCACGACTGACAGGGTAACTCCAATCCGCAACAACTGCGTGAGTCCATGAATCAGTGTGACGAACAAGCATGCCAACCAAATAAACGGCTTCCAACCATGAAATGGTTATGCCAACATCAAAAATACTTAGTTGAAACCTTGCTCGAAAATCGTAAGCGAGTTCTGCTGGATGCTCAGAGATTAGTTCTCTGAGCCTGAGGATTCCCCCACTGGCGCACCTGAAGTCCAACCCTCTAGCCAAGCGTTGAACGCGGCAGCATCCATCGTGTCAATGGCGTTTAGTGCAGGTGAATCTTCTGGCATTACGGCTTCAAGGATGGTGAAAGCCTGATCAGACTCATCCTTTGCCTTGCGTGCCTTACGAATTGCGCCCATTGGTAGAGCATTGAAAGATGGGATAGTGTATTCCGCACCTTCGTGTGTAAAAGTGTAGGTCTTTGACATAGCGGTTCTCCTTGTTTGTTTGCGGTCATTGGTGTTGCGCTAGGGGGCAGTGACCGCTCAACTGCCCCCTAGCAGTTTATGAGAGGTTTTTAGTCCTCAAACTCGCTGAAGAATACATCAGCAACACGACCAGAAGCAGCGTAAGCAGTTACGGTCACACCGTAAGAAATAGCCTCACCGTTCTGGATTGACTGAGCCTCAACAGAAAGGATCTCACCAGATGGAACATAGTGACGGATTGCCTTTGCGCCATCAACAACGTCAATGACGAACGACTTGCGACCACCAGTCTGAGTTGGAACAAGTTCAATCTTGCCGCCAACCAGTGAACCACCGAAGTAAGCCTCTAGAACTTCCTGAGTGGTTTCTAGAAGGGTGAAACCATAGGTAACAGTTCCCTCGGTTACAGACTCGCGAACAAGGTCAGCGTTCTGCCATGCGCGGATCTGGTTGGTGCTACGGTCAGTGCTGAATGAAACGCCGTCGCTTGAAACATAGCCAAGTTCCGTGAAACCAGTCAGAGTTGCAGTTGATGAAGTTGGTGCAGTTGCAGTGGTAGCACCGACATAAACTTTGCCTGTGATTCCAACAACAACGTTATCGGCAGTTAGTGCCATGTTGTTTTCTCCTCTTTCGAAAGGGATGTAGCCCAAATGGGCAGGGTTTTCTGCGGTGCAGAAACTTAGTTGTCTGTTGCTTTGACGATCAAACCAACATCAATTGAACGGCGTTCTTGTTCCGTTTCTTCATTCGTGCGAATAGGTCCAAGTCGAACCTCGGCACGTTTGATCACATCACCAACAGAATCGCGGATCAATGATTCAACTAAAAACGCTAACGATGAAGCATCTTCATAAGTGTTAGCGAAAATCTCAAGTGTTGCAGTCGCGTCACGTGTAACACGATCAGTTGTTTCACCAGCATAAGAAACATTGATGATCAACTCTTTGTCTGGCACATTGACAGCATCAGGTTGTGAATGTTTAGTTGCAACATAAACATCAGGATCTAAAACAGATTTGAAATACGCAACCAACGTTTTCTCTGCATCAGGGTAAATGATTGGCATCGTTATCCTCGGTTAGTTATCTTGTAAAGTGCAGCACGAAGATGACCAACGCCATCACGCTTTTGTGTATAAAAATGAGCAATCATAGACGTTTTAGCATCTGCATTACTTTTGATAATGATGCGAGGTCTACGCCCCC